TGATGCGGCACAGAAAGCAGCAAAGCAATGGAAACTAAAGTCTACTGGCGGTGTTGATGCTTATCTTATGAAAGAAGAAACTTCTGTCGAACTTGACGAAGCATATCAGCAGTTCTTGGATAAGTCACCTAGTAACTGGGGTGAGGAAAAGGTAATCGCTTACGGAACCAAGAAAGGTTACAAAGTGATTGGCGTATGTGGACATGGTAATGTAGAGGGTATCGTACTGTTCGGTCTTGATGCCTCTGATAAGTCATATGTTGGCAAGGAAGCAAAGGTTAAGACTGGTCAAACAGTATTCCGTTATGCTACTCGCAACAGTATGGCAGGTGACATCTTTCCTTTAGTTAAGATTGATGTTAAGAAAGGTCTTCTATATAACCTGTCACAGAAGTCAAGTGACGGTGAAGTCGATTATGCAGAGTTCGAGAGTAAGGGTATTAAGTTACGTTACCTACGTCTGGCCGCGACTGCCAACCTCCGTGATATTACTGGGTTCGAACCTGGCTTTGGTTCAATGAAAGAGTCTACTGCTCCTAAAACTCTTAGCGATATTAGATCAGAAAGATAATAATGAAAAGTTTTCGTTCATTTATAACAGACAGTGTTGATGCCGAGAAAGAATATGGTAAGTCATTTGTCGCGTCTGCCAAGTCAGTTGGTGTGCAACGTAAGTTGACCAAAGAACTTGGTGTTAAACTCAAAGAGGTAGAGAAGTCTTTGGGACACGGTGGTGGTGGTAATGGACTTACACCGGATGATGTGAAGTCGAACCCTAAGTGGAAAGCGGCAAAGAAAGCATTGGATGTTGCATTCAAGAAAGAACAGCAAATGAACCAAGCGATGTCAAAGGCGTTTGGTAAGCAGATGAAAGACTTCCGTAACAAAGACCGTAGAGGGTATATGTCTTTGTTTATCGGAGAGTCTACAGAAGCTTGTTGTGAGGCGTGTAAGTCTCTAGATGAAGAGCTAGAACTGACCGAAGCAGAGTATCAAGGTAAGAAGGTTACTTTGAATAAACCTGTACGTGGTGGTTCTAAAAAGTTCTACGTATATACCAAGAACGAGTCAGGTAATGTCGTCAAGGTTTCATTCGGAGATCCGAATATGGAAATCAAGAAAGACAACCCGGCTCGTCGTAAAAGTTTTAGGGCGAGACACAACTGTGCAGATCCTGGTCCGAAGTGGAAGGCACGTTATTGGTCGTGTCGCGCATGGTAATTGATTAGTTATAAATAGAAACAAACCTAAATCATAAGTCAACATAGAATAATTATATAAAATTATATTACATATGACTTATATCATCAACACAAATGGGCTGATCGAAAAATGGCAGATACAAATAAAGAATTGTATGAGCATGTGCAACGTGAAGAACAACGCCTCGCAAGAATCGAGGACAAGATAGACAAGCTTTCCGATGCAATGATAGATCTCGCTCGGGCAGAAGAAAAACTTATTAATATTGAAAAAGCAAACTCGCAACATTTTGAACGTATGAATCGATTTTCTTCTAGAATGGATGAGATCGAAGATAGTGTTCAAGAACAAGGAAAGACCGTTAAAGTAATGCAATACATTATTACATTATCTGCGACCGTCTTTGCTGGTGTAGTCGTCAAAATGTTTTTTGACGCGTAATTAAACAACGGAGACTATAATGTCGGATATCACTAAAATTATGGAGGCGTATTTGGGAATGGTCTCCGAGCCTCAATCAGGGGAAACTCTAGAGGAAGCAGTAAACATGGGACCGTGGAATCGCGGTGCTATTAATAAGGCAATGTCTAAAGCGGGCATTAAAGGTTCACAAGCCAAGGCATTCATCGCAGCATTGCGTGTGTCCGGAACTGTTGATGAAGAAGTTGAAACAGAACTCGACGAAGTGTCTGAGAAGAAACTAGACCCTGTAGACGATAAAGCGAACGATAAAGAGTTCAAGAATCGTAAGGATAAGGACATCGACAATGACGGCGATGTAGATTCTTCGGACGAATATCTACACAAGAAGCGTGCTGCAACAGACGACGCTATTGATGCCAAGAAGAAAGGTGGTAAAGTAGACGAAGTATCTGCTGATCTCGCCAAAGCCGCTACTGCAGCAGACAAAGTTGCCATCAATAAAACTGATGATGAAAAGAAAGACTCGCCTGCACCCGCAGCTGCCCCTAAGAAAGACTCTCAGACCCCTTCTCAAAAGTACGCAGATTACAAACGTGAAGGTGGTAAGTTGTCTATGGACGACTGGAAAAAGCATCAACAAGAATCTCTAGATCTTGATCTTACTTCATCGTTTGAAGATATGTGGGACGCGATCTCAGAAGCTGCGAACCATAAAAAAGGTGCGCTTGCTCCAGAGAAGTATGATGGCCACTCTTCTAAGCATGACAAAGAAGTCATTGCCAAGCACAAGAAGTCTGATAAGAAAATTGAAGACAACGAAGAAGACGGTCACACTAAGACTTTCGCTGCGACTAAAGCAGTTAAGAAACAAGCACCTGCACGAAGCGGTGCAGACAATCTATCTAACGGCGATAAGTCAGTCGTCAATCCAGTAAAAGGAAAGTAATTATGATTAAGGCCCCTAAGTGGTGTAAAGAAGCGGTTCCTGTCAAAGCAGGTTGGTCCGACGCAAGAACTGGTGAGTTACTAAAGTCACAAGGTTTTTCTGAGTCACAAATTACAGAATGGCATGCTGCTTCTCAAGGTTCTGCTCCACAACCAGTATTTCTTGCTGAAGAAGTTGTTGAAGACGTAGAAGAATCTGAAGACGATTAATTATTGTTTAACTAAATATCTGAAACAGAATTTTTAAGTTTCATAATATGAAGTTAAACAATAAAAATATTGTAGTATATGCGGCGAAGCATTATTACAACCCAACATGCATTGATGGTGATGAGTTTTTTGACGACTTGAAAAGATTTAAGTATGTCAAGAGACTCATTAACAGGTATCATCAAAACGGCACTCTATCCGAAAGATTGATTTTAAATCACTTGATAGTAATATTCAATGTTTTTGGTTATGAAGGGGGCGTCGAGATGTTGGCGTTAAAGATACCACTAGAACAGTGGTCTACTCTAAAACCCTTTCTTGTTTTTCTCAAGGCAATACGAAACGAAGATATCACTGGTATCAAAATGGACAAATTTGTGATAAGTAAACTCAGGGAACTTTGATGGGTATTTTAAAATCAGCGGCTGATCTAGTCTATACAATTCGGTTCTTGAAATTACTCGTCACTAAGTTCGAGGATACTGGCGCATATAAAGCAGGCATCATTGACATCGATGGCAACAAGATCAAAAGTTTCTCAATGGACACGATGGACAATCGTGACGCATACCGTTCACACTATACCGCATTTCATCGTCTCGTATTTAATCTAAAGAAACTTATGGCAAAGGCACCAGGTGGATCGTCTGTGGTTGCACGTTATGGTGCCGCTCTTGCATTGATCAAAGAACACGGCGAACTCTCTGACACTAACCTACAGAAGATACATGAAGAGACTGGTATTGACATTATGGATGTACTCCTAGAGAACTCTCAGTGGTATGTCTTAGATAATGGCAATCTTGGGCCTGGTCTGTATAGAATGCGCAATGATTCTATGACAGACCAACATTACGAGGTTGTACGAAAAGACGACAAGATCCGTGTCGTAGAAAACAATTTGTGTCATGACATTTTAGGCATTCCCGTCTATGAAGGCGTCCATATGCGTAGTGGACGCAGAGTAATATTCACAGCGAACGAGATTGCAAAATGAAGTCATTCAAAGAATTTGAGAAACAGTTTCAAGAAGATGCCCCAACAAACAATACCACTGGCGTTCCAGGCGCTGGTGACGACTCCTCTACTGTGATCGTTCGCAAGAAGGGCGACCGCAAGAACAAGCGCAAAAAGAACGTAGAAATTTTACGTCGAATCTTACCAAAAAAGTTCTAAATTTAGCTTTACAAAAGACCCCATAATACTATATAATCTTACGTCTAAATTAATGGGATACAAGATGAAGATTACGGATTGTGGTGACTATAAAATAGTCATTTTAGAAACCTCTACCATAGATGAAGATCTTCTTCTTTCATCTTACTCCGAAGACAACTTGATTTATGTTCCTCTCGGCGGATACTCGGGCGACTCTCTTTCACCCAAAAGATTCCTGATCACTAACCCTAGTAGTTCTTTTAATAACCACATGATGTGGGAAGAACTTTTTGGTGACGAAGAAAAAACTCTCTACATAGAAGAGTGCTGTAAAAAGTTTTATGAGACCGGAAAACAAATGATCATCGAGGACTATGAGTTCCAACGTGATGAACCGTTTTACGACTATTCAAAATAATTGAGCAATAATAATATGATTGATATACACTATGATCGTGATGATCTATTGACCGACTACGCTGTGGGTATGTTGAAAGACTTCTATATGATGGAAGGAGAAGACTCTCCACAAGATGCATATGCCAGAGCATCGATCGCATGGTCACGATATGAGGGTGTTGTAGACGAAGATCTTGCAAAACGTCTTTATGAGTATGTAAGCAAAAAGTGGTTTATGTTTGCATCACCTGTTTTATCTAATGCCCCAAAGAACGGTGATGCCAAAGGCAAAGGTCTGCCTATCTCATGTTTTCTTACCTATGTTCCAGACACACTCGAAGGACTAATCGAGCACTCCTCAGAGTTGCGTTGGTTGTCTGTTATGGGCGGTGGTGTCGGTGGACATTGGGGAGACGTTCGTACCGTCTCTGACATCGCGCCTGGACCCATTCCGTTCATGCACACTGTAGACGCAGACATGATTGCGTATCGTCAAGGGAGAACGCGTAAGGGGTCTTATGCGGCGTATCTAGATATCTCGCACCCAGACATAATGGAATTTCTAAACATTCGCATTCCTACAGGCGACGTACAACGTAAGGCGCTAAACATTCACAATGCGATCAATATCAGTGATGAGTTCATGGCTGCTGTAATGAACGGCACAGATTTCGATTTGCGTGATCCGAAAGACGGTGCAGTAAAAGACACTGTCAACGCACGTAAACTATGGGAACGCATTCTTGAGATTCGTTTCCGCACTGGCGAACCATATCTAAACTTTATTGACACCGCGAATCGTGGACTGCCGATGTCTCTCAAAGAAAAGGGATTACGCATTCACGGATCTAACCTGTGTAATGAAATTCACTTACCTACTTCTGCAGAAAGGACTGCGGTGTGTTGCTTGTCTTCACTAAACTTAGAATACTATGATGAATGGAAAGACACTAATATCGTGCGGGATCTTATTCGTATGTTGGATAACGTTCTCGAATACTTCATTGATAATGCGCCAGATAGTATTTCCCGCGCCCGTTATTCGGCGACACGTGAAAGAAGCATTGGACTTGGAGCAATGGGTTTCCATTCACTCCTACAAAAACACAGTGTTCCTTGGGAATCAGATAAAGCAAGAGAAATAAATCATGTGGTCTTTTCTCATATTGAGTCCCAAGCTAAAATTGAGACTAAACTGCTCGCAGAAGAACGAGGTGAGTACCTAGATGGTGAAGGTACAGGACAAAGAAACTCTCACTTATTAGCGATTGCGCCGAATGCATCGTCTGGTGTTATCTTATCTACATCACCATCCATTGAACCACTAAAGGCATGTGCCTACACGCACAGAACTCGCGCTGGTTCGTTTTTAGTAAAGAATCCATATCTTACTAGTCTGTTACAAGAAAAGGGTCACGACAACGAATCTACATGGACCAGTATCATTACTAAAAAAGGTTCGGTGCAACACCTACCATTCTTGAACGAGGGCGAGAAAGCAGTATTCAAAACTGCTCAGGAACTGGATCAGAACTGGGTAGTAACACACGCTGGTGACCGACAGCAATATATCTGTCAGGGTCAGTCGGTAAATCTATTCTTTCCGTCAGGTGCACCGAAGCGGTACGTTAATAAAGTACACTTCAACGCATGGAAGAAAGGTCTCAAGGGACTATACTATTTACGCACTGAGGCAAAGTCTCGTGCAGAAACGGTATCTGACAAAGTTGAACGAGTGGCGTTACAAGACGACAACCGAACACTGCTCTATGGAAAGCAAGACTGTCCATGGTGTAAAACCGCCGCAGAGGAACTGTCTCTACGCGGCATAGAATATGACTACGTTGACCTTGAAGAGATTGGAAAGTCGGCGGCAGAGGTTACAGGGCGAAAGGTCAAGACAGTTCCTCAAATTTATCTGGAAGGCAAGTACATAGGTGGTTATGAAGATCTTATGATGCATCTAAAAGGTGAGACAGAGTACGAAACAATTGAAGGTGGCGACGAATGTCGGGCCTGCGAAGGTTAATAAAAATTCAAATAAAGGATTAGTATGTCATTACTAAAAACATCGGAAACATATAAGCCGTTCAAATACCCGTGGGCAGTTGAACTATCTAAAAAGCATGAAGAAATCCATTGGATTGAAGATGAAGCGGAACTGTCAGAAGACGTACAGGATTGGAAAACTAAACTGTCAGACTCCGAGAAAGAATTTGTTACTCACGTACTGCGATTGTTCACACAGTCAGACGTACAGGTAGGGGAGAACTACCACGAACTTCTAATACCGAAGTTTAAGAACAATGAAGTCCGTAACATGTTGTCATCGTTTGCGGCACGAGAAGCAGTACACCAACGTGCGTACGCACTTCTCAATGATACACTTGGTTTGCCAGACGAAGACTTTCACAAGTTTTTGGACTACAAAGAAATGGCAGACAAGATCGATTTTATGAAAGAGGGTGAAACGAACTCTCACACTGGACTAGCACTATCATTAGCACAGTCAGTGTTCAACGAAGGTATGTCAGTATTCGCATCGTTTGTCATGCTACTGAACTTCCAACGTTTTGGAAAGATGAAGGGTATGGCAACAATCGTAGAGTGGTCTATCCGTGATGAGACTATTCACGTACAGGGTAACGCAAAGTTGTTCCGTGAGTTCTGTGAAGAGAAGCCAAGAATTGTAAACGACGAACTTAAGTCCAAGATATATAAGATGGCACGTAACGCTGTCAAATTGGAAGAAAAGTTTATTGATCTTGCATTTGATGGTAATGAAGTACAAGGCATAACGAAGCAGGAAGTAACTGACTACATTCGTCATATTGCGGATCGTCGTCTGCTTCAGTTGGGTCTGAAACCAAAATTTAAACAAAAAGATAACCCACTACCGTGGTTAGACTGGGTACTGAATGGAGCATCACACGACAACTTCTTTGAGAAACGCGTGACTGAATACTCTGTTGCTGGTATGGAAGGTGACGACTATGGATGGGAAGAGTTGGAGTTAGAGGTAGCATAAATGGATACTGAATACACTTTAGAGTGTCCTATCTGTGATATGGTAAGTGTCGTTCAAGTCCCGTATGAGAATGAGGTGCCAAGGCACTGTCCCATGTGCGGATCGGACGCAGACTTTGAGACAGGATATTCTTTCAGTCTTTCCGATGATGAGTGATATGAATCTAAAACAAGTAATACAATCTGTACCAGACTGGCCTGAAAAGGGTATCAACTTCCAAGATGTGACCAGTCTGTTACAGAACCCGAAAGCATTTCAGCAGAGTGTTCGTACTCTTGTAAATCATATTGAGGACAAGGGGTACACGGACATTGTTGCGCCAGACGCTCGTGGATTTTTGTGGGGCGCACCTGTTGCATTATATCTTGGAGTGCCACTGCATATGATTCGCAAACCGGGTAAATTACCACCACCGTTACGATCTCGTGATTACAAGTGCGAGTACGCATCTCGTACATTAGAAATGAAATCGACCACGCCGTTGAACAAGAACAGTCAGGTATGTATCATCGATGACGTAAGTGCAACGGGTGGTACGGCACTTGCCATTGCAGAACTACTGCACACATTTGATGTTACTAAGATATCATATGGGTGTGTTATTGATCTAGAGTTCTTGGGTGGAACAGAAAAACTTCGCAATCAACAGATCAAGACATATAGTGTAGTGTCCTATGATGAGTAGTATTATACTAGTCGCACTTGAACTAGAAACTCCTAAGATGTCATCGTGGAAGAATGTTTACTTCACTGGAGTTGGTAAGATCAATGCGGCAATGACTGCGGCGCAACTTATCGAACGTCACAAACCAGACGTGGTATGGAATTTCGGGACCGCCGGTGGTATCACGGTAGATGGCGGAATGCATAGAGTAGACAAGTTCGTGCAACGCGATATGATATGCGGTGGTATCGGTTGTGACCCAGGACAGACACCATTTGAATCAGGTATCATCCTTGGTGAGGGTGACGGTCTGACATGCAGTACTGGAGACAACTTCGTCTCTGACCCCAACCTAGAGATACCCGCTGATCTCGTAGACATGGAGGCGTATGCGATCGCCAAAGTCTGTGAACGTGCGGGTGTCGAGTTCCGTTGTTACAAGTATGTTAGTGATCAGGCAGATGGAGAAGCGTCTGAAGAGTGGTCTAAAACAGTTGCGAACGGAGAACCCTACTTCATAAGGACTTACATGTCATATAGATAAGTGCATGACATGGTTATACGAAGATAAAATATTTGAACCCGAACTAGACTTTCTAGAAGACTACCAAGGGTTTGTCTACCAAATAACTGAACTTGATACTGGTATGAAGTACATCGGTAAGAAGTTCTTTTGGAAACCTAAAACACTGCCAGTGACTAAAACCCGAAAGCGCAAAGTAAAGACGCGAGTAGGGTCCGACTGGCCCAAGTACTACGGATCAAGTCAAGATCTAAAAGAGGCAGTCGCGCAACG